GTATCTCATCTCAGTTCTCCTCCTTCAGTTTGAGTTCTATCCACTTGTCTGCGCGTAGGATTTCCACAAAGTGTAACGCTTGGTGTAACTCTCCCAGATCACCGTTCATGGCTTCTTGGATTGCAGAACTAATCCGATCTAACACATAGTCATTCATCTCGTTCTCCCTACTAGTGTGTTTTACAAGTCAATGGTTGGTAGGCTGCTGATAACGTCTTCTACCACCGATCTGGTTTCGGCACGAAGGTGGCTGTCCTCCTTGAGCGCCTCGGGTGATATCGGCAACTTACCTACACCGCGAAACTGATCTTCGAGCTTGGTGCGTATCGCCTCCATCTGGGTATCACCCGTCAGGTTGCACGTCTTGAGCATGTCGATCATATCAAGCACACCATCGAACGTCGTATTGTGCAACGGCTTGCGCTTCTCACCCTTGTTGTAATCCAGACTGTTGTGCAGTCGTTCGAGATACTTGCGGGTACGGTTGAACACATCACCCATCGCCTTGGTGATCTGCGCCTCGTAATGCTCCTGATATTGTGTTTTCAGGAGTGCCGCTTGCTCGTTGCCCATGTCAACCCGAAAGTCACCGGCCTCGGGCACAGGTGAATAGGTCACGTTGAACGCAAACTTACGGGCCAGCTCGTGCACAGAAACATAGTCGGCATCGTTGAACAGGTCGCCCAACTTGGTGCGAGACTGGATGATCTCCCAATCGTACACATCGAGGAACGCTTGCACCAAACGATTGAACTCTTGCTCGAACGCTGTCATCTGCGCTTGATAATCGAAGAACATGGCAGTCGGAACTAATCGCTGACCGAGATCTGACCACGGCATTGTCAGGGTATAATGTATGTTGCGGGAATTGGCAACGAAGTCTTGAACCGCTCTCAACTCGGCGCAATCACCTAGCAACTTCTTACTGACGTTGGCGGTGCCTGACTTAGCATTATTTTGCAAGGTGACCTGCGCTGATGCGCTCTTGTCTTTCTTGCGTCCTGTCCAGACCGACGCGCTAAACTCGACGATCATGGCGCTTGATTGTATCGACGGAGCCGACACGTTGGGTACTGCTGTTAACATGTTATCCATTCTTATATCTCCATAAGATGTTTATGTGACGCAGTATGGAATTCCATACTGGGTGAAGTGCTGACGGAATGCCCCACTCACAAATACATTATGACACAGTTAGCGTCTGATGTCAAATGATGAAGGAGGGTCGAGTATGGTGTAGTTGTGTGTAGTACAGTGAATGTTCTTGAATGTTCCGGTAATGTTCGGTTGGAAAATGGCGCAAGTTATTGATAAGCAAAGAATGTAGTGAATGTTCGGTAATTCTGGTGAGGAGACTCTAGCTCCGCCTTAGAGAGAAGGCAGGAGATTTTTAGGAACAAAGGAGCTGATAAGATGTTAGAGAGACGGTTTGAATAAAAAGAGAGTTAAGTAATTTTATTTACAGAACATTATTAAAATATATATATATATAGGGCTTTTTGTATCCAAGACAATAGACCCAACTACACGAGATTACACGGAAATACACCAAACATAATGTAGTAGAACGTAGTCGTGATTACCGAACATTGCAGGAACATTACCCCTTTTTACCGAACATTGCGGAACATTACCGGTATGGAATTCCATACTGCGCTAGACGCGCCGTGCTACTACGGGAACTGGTATCAACAACGTGTTTCTCTGTCGGCTCGACCTGATGCGGCGCGCTACTACGGGAACTGGTATCAAATTTATTTGAGACAAAAAAAAGCCCCTCCGAAGAGGGGCCAGTTGGCTAGTGCTTGGGTTCAGTCTTGCCTAGATCAGCCAAGATATCATTCAACCTGCTGATGTGTTGCTGAGTCTTGAATCCTTTCGGTAATTCGTTCTCAGGATTTAGCAGTAGTTTTTTGGCAGAGTCTAACATTGTCGCCAGTTTCTCAGCCGCTGATTTCTCGCTGGCCTGTTTAACTGCCTCTGCAGGGTCAACCCCTTGGGCGATTAACTCAGCCTTGACCAGCCGTTTTTCTAGCGAGACCTTGTAGTCCCTCAGCTTGCTAGATACCACTGCCTGTTCAGAGTCCCTCTGATCCCATTGCTCGGCCTTCATATCGGCTTTCTTGCCTAGGTACCTATTGAGGCCAGCCTTATTGTATAGCGCCAAGGTGATCCTTTGCTTGATCCATTCCCTAGACTCAGTACCACTAGCAAAATCCTCTGGTGTCCAACCGTCCGATTCGAGACGGTCAAGCACTAAACCCCGCGCCGTCATTGCCGATATTTCTTTCTTCTGGTGGCTTTCAATATCCTTGGCTAGTGCCAGTGACATCTTGCCATTGAAGCCCATTGTTAACGTACCTACCGCTTTTGAATTACTCATATTTATATCTCACATTTAAGTTTATGTACCAGTATGGAAATCCATACTGCAGGCCGTGGGTTAATCCCTTCGACTTGTAAACAAGTTAACATGAGATGGTGGATAGTCCAGCAATAACTAGGGTCGCGTGATGATCTGGATCTGGCTGGATGGATGCCTGTTTTCTGACATGGCGACCCCTACCTACCCCCTATGCACCACTTCTCCTACAGGGACTCCAGCATTACTATAGCATTACTAATTTACACGAATAATGACCGTTTTTTTGAGTTCAGACCCCCCACCCCCCTCTATATAGGAACACCCCCCGGTAGGAGTCCCAACTTCTTGTTGCAAAAAATTATTTTTGGTGTAAATTGGTGCCATTAGATACTAACCAGTGTATATCTATGACAGTGATGCTTCAGCCAGAAGTCGGTATACCCATATCAGCGGACATGCCGTACCTAGATCTTAAAGTCCGTGCGGAAGCTGCGTGCAACACTGCTTTGTTATTGGCAGAACACGGGTTAGACATCACCCCAAACAAAGAAGACAAAGACGTAGCGGCTGGTATAGCAATAGATTACGCAGAAAACCCAGAGAAAACCTCTAAGACACTATCAGTTACCCGTTCTTCTAAGCTAACACCTGCCTCGTTAGTACTTACTAACAGCATCCTGCAAGAGTTTGGACAGTCTGTGGCCGAGAGTGCTACCCAGATACGACATCTTGTCACCAACAAGCTCCTGTTAGAGTCAGAGAACCCAGACCCACGGGTAAGAATCCGTGCCCTAGAGCTGTTAGGTAAGATCTCAGACGTTAGTTTGTTTGCAGAGAAGTCAGAAGTGACCATAACGCACCAGTCTACGGACGATCTACGTGCCAAGCTGCGTCAAAAGCTGGAGAAGTTGGTCAATCCGCCAGAAGAGTTGGGTGCCCCTATCGTATTTGAGGGCGAAGTAATCGACATTGACGCTGAATTAGGTATAGAACCGGCTAAACCCGAGGTAGACGAAGAGTATGACGATGAGTGAAGTCGCATTTGACTTTACAGAGGATGAAATCCAAGTGATGTTGGATAATCTTGACGAGTATACGCAAGATGAAGTCCTTGAGATCGATAAATTAGTTGAGGAACTGAGCGCACGTAAGAGAAGTAAGTTAGCGTACGACGATTTGATAGAATTCTGCAAGGCGATGATGCCTGAGTTTATTGTGGGTAAACATCACCGCATATTGGCGAATATGTTGATGGATATTGAGGGTGGGGATAAGGATCGGGTATGCGTAAACATACCCCCACGTCACGGTAAGTCCCAGTTAGTGTCTATCTTCTATCCAGCGTGGTATTTGGGCAGAAATCCTAATAAAAAGGTCATGATGGTGTCTCATACTACCGATTTAGCGGTAGATTTTGGCCGTAAAGTACGTAATTTAATCAATACTGATGCCTATAGATCAGTGTTTCCTGCGGTTAATTTGGCCTCTGATTCTAAGTCTGCAGGTCGGTGGAACACCAGTGTAGGGGGTGAATACTACGCTTGTGGGGTAGGTTCTGCCCTTGCTGGACGTGGTGCTGACCTGCTTCTGGTGGATGATCCACACTCTGAGCAGGACGTTATTAACGGTAACTTCTCTGTGTTTGAGAAAGCCTATGAGTGGTATACGTTTGGGGCGCGTACGCGTCTTATGCCCGGAGGGCGGGTAGCGATTATTCAAACCCGTTGGCACATGGATGACCTGACAGGCCGTGTTGTGCGGGATATGACTCAGAACGATAAAGCTGATGAGTTCGAGGTGATCGAGTTCCCTGCGATCCTAGAGACCTCGGATAAGAAGACGGGTAAACCCGTACAGAAGCCGCTGTGGCCTGAGTTCTTTGACTTAGACGCTTTGCTACGGACTAAGGCGTCGATGCCGGTCTTTCAGTGGAACGCTCAGTATCAGCAGGAACCTACGGCGGAAGAAGCTGCCATCGTTAAGCGTGAGTGGTGGAGTATCTGGACGAAGGAAGATCCGCCCAAGTGCGAGTATATTATCATGTCATTAGACTCTGCTGCGGAGAAGCACAACCGTGCTGACTTTACGGCCCTGACGACATGGGGTGTCTTCTTTAATGATGAGGCCGAAGCGTACAATATCATCCTGTTGAACAGTATTAAGAAACGGTTGGAGTTCCCTGAGTTAAAAGAGCTGGCGTTGGAAGAGTACGCTGACTGGGAACCCGATGCGTTTATCGTGGAGAAGAAAAGTTCTGGTGTGGCGATCTATCAGGAGATGCGCCGTATGGGACTGCCAGTACAAGAATATACGCCTCATAGAGGATCTGGTGATAAACTAGCACGTTTAAATTCCGTCGCTGATATTGTAGCATCAGGTATAGTATGGGTGCCCGAAACTCGCTGGGCGGAAGAAGTAGTTGAAGAGATTGCTGGATTTCCGTTTATGAGCCATGATGACTTAGTGGATTCGACAGTCATGGCGTTAATGCGTTTTAGGCAAGGTGGTTTCATACGCTTACCAACTGATGAACCTGATGACATACGTTACTTTAAACAACGGCGTGGCGGGTATTACTGAGAGCATAAATTATGGCAATTGAAAAAGGTTTGTACGCGGCACCAGAAGGCATCGATGACCTACTCGAAGGCGAAATGATGGACGACGATTTGTTGGAAGGTGGGCTAGGAGAAGCATTAGAGATCGAGATCGTCGATCCTGAAAGTATTACGCTGTCCGATGGCAGTATGGAAATTACATTAATTCCTGATGGCAATGAAGCAGACCTAATGGGGTTTGATGCCAACCTTGCGGAAGCGTTAGATGATAGCGAACTGCAAGAGCTTGCACAGGACTTAGTTGGACTGATCGACGCTGATGTTGATAGTCGAAAAGATTGGGCTGATACGTTTGTCAAAGGACTTGACGTATTAGGGTTCAAGTACGAAGAGCGCACAGACCCGTGGGAAGGTGCCTGCGGGGTTTACTCTACTGTACTGGC